TCTTGGATCCACTCTTCTTGCGACTGGATCTCCACCAATAATATCTACTTTATAAAATTCTTTTGAAGTTATTAATAAATCTCTAAATCCTTCTCTAAATACGTCTTTAAGGTTATATCTATTTACTATATACTCTAAACCATCTTGAGCGGTTTCTTCTACCATTTCACGATAATTGTATTTCATATAAGTATCAATATCTTCAGGTACAGGTAAGCCTTGTCCTTGCTGTATAATATCTATACCGTGTTGCTGTTTAAATTCTTGATGAAATTCATCTAAAAGGCTTTTCATCATTAAGCCAACCTTATGATCATACTTTCTTATTACGGCTTCTTTGTTGATCGTGCTAACCTTCATATCAAGAGGTCTTCTTATTTCTTCACCTACAAGTAAATCTATTTTAGGTGTAATTATAGGATAATTTACAAGTCTTGCGGGATATGTTAATCCATATTGCTCTGTTAAGTATTTATAATCAGCCTGATTTAACTGACCATTATATATTTGATAGTTTTTAATATCTCTTACTCTTGAAGAATTATAATGACCGCTATCTACTCCCATATATCTAGTAATAGCATTAAGAACTTGATCGCACCATTCTTTATTTTTCTTCTTTTCAGAAACTACCATTGAAGGCATTGTGTGTTTTTGATTTTTTTCCATTTTAATTTATCATTCTAGGAACTCCATTATGTCCTAATTTATAATATTTAAACCCTAAGTCTTTTACCTCTTCTTCTGGATTTACTTTCATTCTATAATTATCTATATTATGAATTAAACATAGACCAAATGCCATAGCACGGTCAGTATTTTGCAATCCATAATTTGCTAACTCATCAATTAATTCTAAAAACCATATATCTCCACCATTCTCTCTTATATAGTCGTCAATTAAATCTTCAAGTAAAGCTTTTACCTGCTTATTCATATGAACACCATAACGATTTCTCGTTTTAGTTCCAGGATTATGAGCAGATTCTGGCTTTTCTTTTAAATATCTTAAAGCGCCCATTCTCTTAAAATAGTCTAATATACCAATTTTTGTATATTCTACCAACATTTTAGAGTTATAATATACAGCAAGCTTCAAACATCCATCCCAAAAGTCCTCTTTTTTCTTTGGTCTTTCCGTATAATCAGCTATTACATAGTCGCTTGCTATGTTTGTATTTGCAAATCTACGATAAATTATCGCACTACCCAAAGAATCTGACGCTCCAGCTTGATCTTGATCGTAAGAATCAATACCTCCAATGTCTAATCCCTTTAATTCTACCATAGGATGTTCTAATATTTTATATGGCCCTGCAGGATGAGGTCTCCATTTAACTTTTAATTCATCTGTTTCATTTAACACCCAATCCAAGTATCCTCTTTGTATTTGGCTTCTATTATCTTTATTAGACAATATTCTAGATCTTTGTGCGTTTAACATAGCAATATCAAATCTTGCTGAATGCGTATTTAAAAATGCCTCTTCTATAGTAAGAGGATAGTTTTGTATATGTAAATTATAAGCCTCATTATCTCCAGATTTTTGAATAGTCTCTCTATCTTTTGTTAATTTTTCCAACGCTCCTTTTTCGTCTTCTTTACCTGTTTCTATATCAAAAAAACCATAATAAGCTTTAGAGGCAGGTATAAACATAGGCTCTAAATTATAAGCATCGTGGCTATAATACATATCCATAAAATCTTTTGATGCTTTAGATATATCACCACCAGTACCTCCAATTACAGGAACGCCAAATTGTATATCTCCATCCATAAAACATGCTTTAGATGACATATATGCGTTCTTTAATCGTTTAAATTCACCAGCCTCTTCAAATATCATTAAAGATAAACGCTCACCTTTAAAGACTTCTGGATTGTCCATGGTTCTACAAATTACTGTAGATTGATATCCTCCAATCTCCCATTTACCATCTCTATTTTTTTGTTTATATCCTGATCTCATAATATCTGAAGTATCTTTTAAAACAGAGTGTTTAAAGTTTGGGTGTATACCATTAAGCCCTTTTTTAGTTTTATCAAAAAAAGCATCGGCTGTAGCTTGTAATCCTGCTGCGACACCTATATCATTAAAAGGAAAGAATGTATATTCATGAGCTACCATTCCAGAATTCATATAAGAGAACCCTTTATCCCTTGCTTTGATAACAATCATACCTTTATTTTCCTTTTTACATCTTTCAAACATATCAAAATATTCATGGTCCATTGTTCTATACCATGGATTTATTAAGGATTTACGATTTCCTGATTCTCCACTATTACCTAATATCATATAATAGTTTAAATAAAAATAATATTTTCCTGAGATTTTAGGCATTCCCTTAGGTTTGAAGCCATTAATACATCTCTCCTGTTCTTTAGCCCAATATTCTTGATAAGCAACAGAATCTGGATTTAAATCTGGATGACCATGATTAGCGATAGGACGATATTTTTGAGGGTCAAATTTTATTTTAGCCATATTTAATCCTTTTATATTTACCTACACCAAACATTCCAGCATCTTTTTCTTTTTTTTCCAGCCACGCATGAAATTTTTGATCTAAATCAACACCATGCACTTCATAAGCTTTATTTTTATAGGTTTTAGCTTTAGCCATATTGCCTGAACGATAAGCTTTTTTATACTGAGAGTATAAATAAGGAAGTTCTAATTTATATTTTGGTTTATCTGCCATTACCCATAATGTTGTTCTTCAGAGTCGTCAAACTCATAACCATCCCCTATTTTTGTATCATCTGGAAGGTCAGAAGGAGTTATTTCTTCTACATCTTCAATTATTTCTTTTTGATCACAACATGGCCCCAAACCTCTTTTTTTGTTGATTTTTTTACTTTGCAATACATTAGGATTAGCTACAGGAACTGGAGGTTGTGCAGTTAACCCTGTAACACATGGACCGTTTGGAAAATGAGCAGTAGTATTATCTATTGCTGTTTGCATATCTGGAAACCATGAAATTCCATGAGCTAATGTTGCTGCTGAAGGAGGATTTACAGCAAACCATTCATGCATATAATGCATAGGCCAATTCACGTTTCCATTAGGGGTTTTATTAGCCCTCCACGCCAGTCCATAAGGAGCATTATTAAAATTCCACCCCATTCCAGGACCATATACTTGATTATGTTGCCAGCAATTTTTTTGACCAGCAAAATTACCGCCACTAACAATTCCTGTGCCTATTTGTCCAGCTATCATAAGCGGTGTATTAGGATAGCCACTAGTCCAACCCGAATTATTTAAAGTTGAATTAGGATCTACATATACACCTAAAATGGGATTCCACCATCTTCTTCCAGTGCATATGACAGCTATATTTTGCGGATCTGTATTAGGTCCATTTATATCTGCATATGCATTTGCACCAAAGTTTTCTATTGTTGCGCATTGTATTTTAAAAAAACAATGTGAAGCTGTCCAGCCCAGATATGTGCCTTGACGATACTCCGCTACGTATTGATTCAAATGAATTCCTAATGCTGCAACAGCTGCATCGTCATCACAACTATTTCTACCATATCTAACAACTGGATGTGAACCATTTATATGAGTGACATTAGCAAAATCTAAACTAATCATATCTGGAAGGTCAGGGGTAGCAGGAATAGCAGCAGGTAACACTATAGGATTACCATCAGGACGAACTTGAGTCAATATATTTACACTACAATTAGTATTAATACCTGTCTGAGCACATCCAGACTGGACGTGAGCAGTACAATTTTGATAATGCCACGTTCCTAAAAAAACTTTTTCATTAGTGAAAACACTTATTGTATATCCTCTTGGATTATTCGCATCGTCATAAGTGCTTAAATCATGAATATTCCCCATAGCGTCTGTTCTAGCTACACTCATTGTAAATCCATTAAACCCTATACAATCGTTGACTATTTCCTCTGCTGTGCTTAAACCACTTCCGCATAATCCAGGGGTAAATACTGGTGGCATATAGAATCTTGACCAAGATGTATATCCATCTCTAAAGTTCCAATCACCAGGAGGTGTATTTGTACATGTAAATCTTCTCATTGGCCTCACAGCTAAAGCTCTAGTTCTATATCCTATTAGAGAACTTTGAGTTTGCATGAAAAAAGCATAAGCTTTTGCGTTCATCTGAGGATCATTAGCATCTTTAAGTTGAGGTGTAGAGGTCCAATATAATTTTTGATTAGGGAAATAAGCAAGAAGATTATTATTTCCTAATACTCCAGTCCACACATTAGAGGCAACTATAGCATATTCAAATTCATCATAACTTGGTAAAAACCAATCTTGATGACCTCCTCCATTATGGAGTAAACATGCATCAGCGGCTACTTTATTTCCGTTATACACTGGATGATTTGTAGTTGGATATGGTGTTGGAACTACAGCTTCAATTACATCTGTATTATACTTTCCCTCTCCAAATAGTTTAGATTTATATTGACCAAGATTATTTTGATCAATTGACAACGAAATTAAAGTCTTATAAGATCCCCATTCACATCCTGGCTGTAAACTACCAGATAATATTGTTGTAGGATTAATATTAGAATCCACAGTTATAAAATCATTTACATCTGATTCTTGGTCAGCTATATCCTCAAGACCAAATTCGTAATAAAATGGTGAATTATTTATACCAGTATAAGGAACCGCAACAATTACCCCTCCCGCAGGTCCTATATCTCCAATTTGATAATCGCAAGGTCTATCTATCACAGTGATTCCGCAATCTGGCTTTGTTCCTGGACAGGTAGAATCAGCCCCCCAATATTGAGGTAAGTGCATATGGTCAGGATCTGTATTATGACCTATACAGTCTTGAATCGTTAAAGGGCAAAATGTAACTTGCCTTAACCCTCCTGGAGTATTCATCCATGTTTCATCATAAGACCCTCCTTGATCGGTGGTATAAATACCCTGACATTGATCATGAGCACCTGAAGGGACTCCCGTTGGAGGATTAATAGGGCCAGATCTAAGCATTTCTGAAACTTGACCTCCAGCTATTTCTACAACTGAATGTACTGGATGTACATAAGCGATACCCGTTCCTAATCCTAAATTATGGATACCCATTCCGCTTATAAGTACTGCATCTCCTTGTCCTGTATCTTTATAATAATGTATTTCACGAGGTTCTCCCCAACCTAAATCATTATTATTTTGTGTGGGATTATTCGGGTCAAAGGATAATAAATAATTAGGTCTTTTCCAAATTACAGGTATATTAATATTATTATTACCAGGACTAAGATCTAATAAATACAAATCATAAGGATATCCAGCA